CCGTTGGCTGACGCTGCGCCATTTGCGGCTAAAACATTCAATCCGTTGCCAAGAGAAAGTAAGTTTTCTGCCAGCAATTCACCATCCGTTGTAGCACCAAATAAGACGTTTGAAAGCTTTCCAACTTGATCCGTTACAACTTCTACATTGCCCCCAAAATCATCACCCAGGGCCACATTCAGCACGTCAATTGCCTTGGTAAATTCAAACACGCCCTTTTCACCCTCTACACCCAATCGACCCGCAACCGTGGAGATATTCAATAATTCCTCTAAAGTTGTGCGCGTGTCCAGCTTTTTCAATTCCTCGGTAAGCGAGGTAACTTGATCGAAGCTTAAGCCCGTTGTTTTGACCACATTGGCTTGTATGTCGGCAATCGCTTTATTTAGCTCAAAGAGTTCCTGCAATCCCTGTTTTGCCAAGGCAGCCACGGCAACAATTCCCCCGGTAACTAGCCCCCCGGTTAAAGCATCGCCAAGTTTATTGAATGAGTTTGAATAGTTACCAACATTTCTTTGGAAGTTGCCAAGGTTGGCATCAATGCTTTTGAGTTCCCGATCAAGTTCTTTGATCCGTGTAATTGTGCGTTGACCAAACGCCCCCTGTCTTTCCTCTGCTGTCAGGTCTTTGTAGGAGTTACGAAGCCGTACCAATTCAGCGTTCAGTGCTCGGTATGAGTTTTTACCCTGATCCGCATTTTGTTTGAATTGATTAATAGCGTTGCGCTCTTCCTGCCTCTGCTCCTGCTGGATCGTCTTGAGTGCTGCGATCTGGTTTCCAAGCCGCTTGTATTCGTCGGTGTTGAACTTCTCGGCCTGACGGGCTTTGGTGGTGTCCCGTATGGCCCTAGCTAAATCCTCTTGGCTGTTGACCGCCGTTTTTACGCCTTTGATCTCGACTTCGTAAACCAGAACTTTTGTCATGCTGCTATTTTTCGTGCTTCTTCAATCGCTGCTTGGTAGATTTCGTCAAAGTTTTCTACCAAAAGCTCAAAGACTTTGAATTGCTCTTCGATGATTTTTTCCGCGTTCATCTCAAATCCAAACTTTATCCACTCAGTACGTCGCCCATTCTTTGAAAAGGCAAACGATCCAGGCAGCGGGAACCCAAGAACAGCGGCTTTATTGAGCGTCAGAAACGTGAACCGCTTTAGACTCGACTCCGAAAGCCCAGGTTTTACAACTCTGGCCCACTGCAACAACCTTGCCTCAGCCGCCGCGCTTGTGTCTACCTTACTTGCTGGTATTCCCGTGTCCAAATCTAAAAGGTAATCGTTGCCCTCTATGCCAATGCGCAAAGTATCTCCGACACTTTCGACAACTTTTGCCTTTAGCGAGGCGATGCCCCGGCCTGTTGCAACGTGGCCTTGTTCGCTCAATTCGTCCTTGCCTTTTTCAACTAGGCTTTCCACGGCGTTGAGGGCAATGCCTACCAATTCCTGATACGTGACTATCCGCATGACTCGCAGTTTGTGACGGGAACAACTGAGCTTGTTGGGTCGCTGTACTTCATTCGTGTTTCAATGGTTTCGCAAACTTGGATAGTAAACTCCACTGCGTAACCCCTCGCGCCGCCAATAGCCCCGTCACTGTATTTGGTGAACTTCCAGCGTTCAGGTGCGGTAATGAGGTTTTCAAGCCATTCCCCCGGCTCCAAAAGGTATACGAAGCCCTCATTTGCTACTTTCCATAAATATTCATCGTGTGTCATCCAAAATTCGCCCTGCTCAAAATTTATTGCTGAGTGCCCAATTAACTGCCGAATGAACGAGCGCAAAAGGTAAAGCGTGTTTTCAAAGGTGCTTTCGGTTCCCAGGACTTCCGGTGGGCAATTCTCGCAGGTGTTGCGATCAAAAGCCACTACCAACAAATCCAAGTAAATGCGGTCGCTTCTGATGGAGTTGGTATAGGCTCCTGTTTCCTGTATCACAATCCCAGGGTATTCAAAAAACATCTTGGACGGATCACTACCGGCCGCATCCCAGTTACGGGAAAAGAAACGCCCGGCTTTGTAATCGCCATACGTGGCCCCCAATGACGGGTGCATGACGCTTGGTTGCATGTCGTCTACAAAAGCAGCAAAGGAGTTGACCCGGTGAGGCACTCCCTTTTTGTTTTGTTCCCGTGATGCCATTTGAGCCACGATCTTGCGGCAAATGGCGATGAAGTCATTTTTGGTCAGTACTTTCACACCCGTGAATTTTTAAGTGAAGTAAGAAAAACAAAATCCTCAAAGTCGCTCTTCCAAAGTGATTCCATTCCCCCGATGTACCATTGTTCCCGTAGTGCTGCATCAAGTAGTAAGCGCCAGCCCATCAACTCAAACGCTTCCCGCGCCGCCGCTTCACGATCCCTGGTTTCTTTCGACTTAGTTCCTGAACCCTGATAGGGCGAGCCGTTCCAGAAGAATTGGTAATCTGGTTTTGCAGCCAAAGCAAGTATGAATTGATCAAAAAAAAACGAAGGGTTAAGACTTCGCCAGCGGTAACGGTTCTGAAAGTTTGCATCCTGTCGTTTAGGAAAGACTCCAAATCTTTGCGGTTCCAGGGTAGTGTCTCCCCTTTCTTGCGTACAAGTATTGCTAGTTCTCGCAGTCCCAAAGTAAAGTCCATACTGCCAAGGGCAAACTTCTTTTCTTCCAGGTTCTTTTCTGCTATGCGTCGAAACTCAAGCACTTCAATTGCTTCGCCCGTGCTCACACCTTCCAGCGTCAAAAATTTAGCTGCCTTGAGTTGGTCTAATTGGTATTCTTCGCCACCAACATGCAGCTTAAAAACTTTGTCCTTGAGCGTTTCAGGCTTGAAGGTGTTGATAATTGTGTTCAGGTGTGCGTATAGTCGCATTACAGACAGATCGTCTCCTAGCGTGACGGTAAAGCCGTTTAGAAACAAATCTTCAAGCGGTTCATCAAGTGAAAACGGTAAATCCCAAATCCAATCCCCGTACACGTAAGCCAATGCCCTGGTGATTGACAGTATTGCGGCTTGGCTGTCTTCTGTTTCTTGCGCGGTAAAGTACTCTTGCTCCTGGTCTTTGAAGTCGCAAAAAGCCTCCCACGGTATTTCATGCGCGGTAAGTGGTAGATTGATTGTGGCCCCGGTGGATAGTTGTGCAATCATTAGCCGCAAGATTCACACTCACCCGACGTTTCCCGCCCGGCTTTGGCTGAGTAATCGGGTTCCTTTCTGTACTCGCTCGCTGTCTTGGCTTGCTTTGCGGGTATCTCTTTGGGTTGGTGGTTAAGTCCTTCCTGGTTTAAAAAGAAGTCCACCACACGCGGTTTATCTGCTATGTAGAACTCACCCAAAGAAAGCATCATTGAACGCCAGAATTGCGCCCTAAACCCTGCTTCTTTGGCATCTTCATAAGCTCCAAGTAGCGCGTTAAATATCGCCTCTGCTTCGGGGTGCACCCACTCGCTTTGTTGGCCTTCGCCCGTTTGCTCAATTTCGGTTTTGACTTTTGCCATTATGTTTGATTTATCCTTTACCTGTTTTCATTTCCCCCGGCCTTGGAACATGCTTCACGATCCAGGTGAACCCATACCGCCCAGCGTCTAAACTGTGGTTGTATTGATCTATTGGGGTGTCGCTTTTCTTGTCGGCCCACACGTAGTTGTCAAGCTCGTTTTTGATATTGGGACTATCAGACGTGACAATGATTTCGTAATCCTTCATGTCCTTGATGCCCTGGATAATAGAGTTTGGCCCCTTCTTTGCCTCAATCACCCTGAACCCTTTGGAGCGCAAAAACATCACTGTGCGCTTTTCGTTGGTGTCCGATACAATGGGCTTGCTCTTATCTGGTATCGCGTCCTCCATCATCCTTAGAAGCCCCTCGTTTGAAAGCTCCGTTTCATAAATCAGTTCTTTGAGGTAAATCTTTTTCCGCTTTCTATCGACCGCAATCTTTACAAGTGCAAGCGGATCAGGGAAGTACCCAAAGTCCATAGCGTAAATATACGGCAACTTTTCATCAAATACACCCTCGGTCCAATCCTCATAAATTACACCCTCAGCTTTTTCGATCCATTGGCCTATGATGTAGTGAGCGTACTTCTTAGGGTTGTTGGCCTTGAGGTCGTAGATACGCCGTAGGTAAGACTCCGAAAGGTTGTCTTTGTTATCCAGGTACGTAACATGAATGTGCGTAACGTCTGGGTGTGTGGAGATGCTCACGGGCACCCCGTCAATAATTTCCGTTCTCCTGGTATCTTGAATCCAACGCTTATAAACCCAGTGGTTTTTGTTCGTTGGGTTCATAATAAGGATGATCAGGTTTGTTTTGTTCTTGTCCCTGATCGAAAGGTCTATTTTATCAAATTCGGCTTCATCGGTCAATTCCTCGGCTTCATCCAGCACAAAAATATTGGCCTTGATTGACTTGAGTTTTGCGGTTTGGGATTTGGAACCAGATTTCAAGCCCCTGAATGATACGGCTGATCCAGTGGAGCCGCAATACACATCGTTTTTCTTTTGAGTAAAGTAGGGGTGGAGATTTTGAATGTCGATCTTTTCAGCAAATTCAAGTACTACCGAATCATTAGCCGCCGCCATTGTGTAGCGGGTGTACAAGATTCTTTGGTTGTGGTGCTCTGCCATAATGCGAGAGCAAAGAAGGGTAATAGCAAAAGATTTAGCAGCACCACGGCCACCAGATAGCAGGACGTAGCGAGTTTTTGGAGCTTCAAAAAGGGGGGCAAACTTTTCATTTACTCGGATTTCACCCATACTATTTTTGGAATGTCTGCCAATTCTGTGGTGCCTCCTATGGCTCCGATCTCAACCAGTTTTCTACCGTATCCCCTGCTTGCGCCCTTGGTTTCCAGGTACCATTTTATCAAAACGTTGTCGCCTTTTTCAATGGCTTTCATCAGGGCGTTTTCGGCTATGTCAATGTTTTCTTCCTGTAACCTCATTACTGCGTCTCGGTAGGCTTCGTCTTTCTCCATCCATCTGGCATGGGTCCCACGGTCAATTCCGGCCTTATCTGCTGCATATTTGATAATGCAGTAGTGTTCAGCCAGGCCCTTTAACATAGCCTTCTTTTGCGCTGCAATTGTCTGCTTACGTGACTCGTTAGCTTTTGCCCTTTCCTCTGGTGTGAATCCCTTTTTTCCCATCTTTATTGTCGTTTTCCTTGAGCTTATCAAGCCCACATGTTGAACAATAATACTTGCCCTTAATCCTCATCCATGATTCAACCATCAATTTGAGGTTGTTGGCTTTTGCTTGGCAGGTTGAGCAAGTGTACTGCTTTTCCTTTTCCATGCTGCTTTATTTTAGTTCTTGAAATTCAAACTCTGTTACCCCTCTCAATAAATAATCCCACATCTGCTCCAAGTACGCTTCCCCATGCTTTTGATACAATCGGTACTCTTTGACAAATTTATGATCCAAGTAGCCAGCCTTTTCAAACGCTTTGAAGAATGTGATTTTCTTGCGCTTGAATTGGTCGTAGCTGCGGTATTGGTAGTGGTTGAGGTATGCGCCGCCGTCATTCCAAACAGTTGTTTTTATGCCTTCAATTTCATGGTTTCCAATGCTGATATTCCAATCTGGATTAAAACGACCATAACACTTTTTGTGTTCAGGCTCAAACCAAGATACCCCGTTTGGCATAATGTTTTTGTATGGGTATTGCCCGTAAATATACCCGTCCTCAGTTGTGTTTCGATCCATGATCCACCCCTTGAGTGTTTCAAATCCTGTTGCGTTGAGGCACAAAAACTCGTCTGCATCAATCGGGAAAATCCACTGGTGACCAGCCTCAAGAGCTTTTGTTTTCAAGTAGTTGATAATATACCTCTGAGGGAAATTATCTTCATAGGCGTTGAGGTGATACGCTTGTTTGCCGCATTTAGCCAGAGTTGACACAGCTATTTCATGGGACTTATCAGTACTGTTGTTGTCGCACAAAAAGAACTCGTCAACCCCAAGCCCAGCCCAATGCTCAATACATTGTCCAATAATATCCTCTTCATACTTGAACATCATCAAAACCGCTATCATAGCTCATATCTTTTTCCAGTCATAACAATCCCCCACTCACAAACAGTTTTGTTCAGGGAATGGAATTTAAGGCCGTGTTGTTGAAAAAATTGAATCCAATCCTCAACGGGCTTGATGTTGATGTGCCCCCACTCTGCATCTGCTTCCGGTGTGGTGTAGTTGGGCGTTGAGGTGAAAAAGAAAAACTTCCCCTTTTCCGCTATTTGCTCCACCAGTGGGATAAGAGTTTCATTAGCGATGTGCTCAAAGACTTCAACGCTGTAAAAAGCGTCGTACTCTCCATCAATTCCAAACTGATCAGGAACGCCTAAGATGTAGTCTTTTGGTTTGATGCCCTTGGATATTGCAAAATCCCTTTCATATGGGTTGATGTCGTAGCCCTTAGCGTCGATCCCTACCCGCTTTGCGCCTTGCAGGAAAAACCCAAGCCCTGAACCGATTTCAAAGGCTGTCTTTACGCCCCGGTCATATAGCCACTGCGCGCCCTGTTGGTGAAGGTTTACAAGGCCGTGGTAGTGGGTGGTGGTGTACCCGCCTTTGACTTGGGCATCGAAAAAGTATTTGTGGTAGTCGTTGGTGTTGTAGTCGGTCATGGCTTGGTTTTGTTTCGCTGAGTGAAGTAATCGCGCTTGAGTTGACGAATAAGTTGAGCGCGTCCTGCTGACCTTCCTCCTGTGCTCAAGTTGTATCTTTGAGTGTCGGTCAATTCATTCAGTCGTTGCTCCTTGTTGAAGCTCTTGTAAAGCTGGTAATTGCTGTAATCGGGATCGCCTGTAACCTCTTTCTCAATTTGCGCGTGAATTATTTGCGGTATCTGGATTAGTTCGCTCAAGCTCTTGACCTCAATCTCCATCATCACCAACCCGTTCTCAAAGGTGTCAATTTCGAGGTTGTGGCCTTCGTACTCCAAAACGTAGCGCGTTTTTTTGATGGGCTTTTCATCTTGTGGATAGTTGTGGTAAAAGTCCTCTTTGGTGCAATCCTGCCAGGTTTCACGGTTTAC